AAGGAACTGCCCGAAGGCTTTGGCCTGTCCCTCACGTTTAGCGGAGTACCCGACGAAGTGGGTGGCAATCGGTACGCCCGCGTAAGTGAGATCTATGATATCTCGGTCGTTTCTGCCCCCGCCGCTAACCCCGCCGGGATGTTTTCTGCCTTCACCGCAGTTGACATCAAAAATCTACAAATGGAAACATCGCCAGTAGTCGAAAAAATTGAAGCGGCCCCCGTGGTCGAAATCATCGCCACCCCCGAAGTCGCGCCCGTTGTCGCAGCCTTGACAGAAGTGCCCGCCGCCACGCCCGAAGCGCCCGTCGAAACCAAAGCCGCCGAACCCACCCTCGTGGATATCGCCGCCATGCTCACCGCTCATAATTCCATGCTCACCGAGCTCCTCAAATTATTGAAACCCGACGACAAAGAGCCCGCCATGGATATGAATAAAAAAGAAGATTACGACATGGCCGCCGTCATCGATCAAAAAAACGTCATCACTCTAGAAAAAGCGAAGACCGATTCGGCCGGTGCCGAACCGATCCCCGCTGAATCCGCCCAGCCGGTTGGCCGCGGTGAGATCCTTAATCAATTCAACCAGGAAAAAGACGGCTCAAAACGAGTCAAACTTCTCCGCAAGTTAGGTCTCTAAGACCTAAAGAAATAGGACACACACCATGGCTAATACACTCGGCACAACCAATGCAAACGTAATCGCGCAGAGGGCGTTAGAAATCCTCGTCGCCGATTACAGCTTCCTCCGCTCAGGAGTAACTGATTTTTCTGACGAGGCAGCCAAGTTCGGCGCCTCTGTCTTCACCTCCCGCCTCAGCGCGCTGACGGCTCAAAGCTACAGCCAGGCCACCGGCTACGCGGCAGCCGCTGTCACACAAACGGACGTTTCCATCACCTTGGATAAGTTCAAGCACGTTTCCTACTCGGTGGACGATCAGGAACGGACCAGCTCGAACGTCAACTTGATCGAGCGTTTCGCAGGTGCGGCCGCTCACGCCATCGGGTTGCAGATGGTGGGCGACTTGCTCGCGCTTGTTACTTCCGCCAGCTACACCAACGCGCTGACAGTTGCTTCAACCGCGTTTAACTATCGCTCGGTTGTGTCTGCAGGTGCAGTGCTCAACGGGCTGAACTCGCCCGTCAACGGTCGCTACTGCGTTCTGGCGCCTCTGTTCTACGGTGCGCTCTTGAATGACACGACCGTCGTGGCGAATCCCCAGATCACGGGAGATGTCGTTCGTGGCGGCGGGATTGGCAAAGTTGCTGGGTTCGATGTGAACCAGTACAGCGCCATCCCTTCCAACAGCATCACCCTCGGCGGATTCTTCGCCCAACAGGAAGCGCTGCTCATCGCGGCCCGCGTGCCCGAAGTGCCCACAGGCGTTCCGATCCCTGGAGATATCTCCATCGTGACGGAACCCCGCACAGGTCTGAGCGTTATGGTTCGTGAGAGCTATAACATCACCCTCGGCACCCTCCAACGCACCTACGCCTTGATCTACGGCGTGAAAGCCGGAGAGCCCAACAGTCTCGTACGTATCAACGGAGCCTAAGTCACCCGGAACGGGCGGTGGTCCACTCGGATCACCGCCCCTTCCACCTAAAGAAATCCTCATTCAATGTCTGAATTTACCGAAGCACTCAAAGAATCGCTCGCCGTTTTGCACGGGCAAACAGGCACCACCGTCACCATCGGATCTACCGCCGTCACCGGCATCCTTTCCACCATCACCCGCAAAGAGAACGTTGAACTAGGCGGATTCGATCTCGATCTCAATACCACCTTCACCATCGACGTCTCCTTGCTAGCCACCGCCCCCACCATCGGATCTGTCCTGGTGGCGAACTCTGTCTCTTATCGCATCGTCACCATCGACACCTCCATCGGCTCCTACCTCCTGGGCCTTAGAGAAAAGTAAGCCCTAGTTATGGCACCCCGAAATCCTCCTAAAATATCGGTGTACTTTATCGCAGGCCATGAGGCCCAGTTCATCGGCAGGGCGTTGGCCGCCTTTCGTCCTTTCTGTAGCGAGATCATCGTGGCACTCGCCCAGGGTAACCGGCCGGACGACGGAACCCGCGAGATCGCAGAGAAAGCAGGCGCCACCGTCATCACCTACCACAACTCCGGCACGGCCGGTGATTGGCCCCACGTCGATAATTTTGCCCATGCACGTAACTGCGCATTAAATGCGTGCACCGGCGACTACGCCGTTTGGTTCGATTGCGACGATCTACCCGCCACAGAGCTAGATAAATGCTTCAGGAGGGCCGTGGAAGCGTTTGAAAAAGATTCAGCCCTCGGGATCTATGCAGGCGTCTACGCCGTTTTAAACGCCAAATTAAACCCGGTTAGGGAAAGAATGGTCCGAAGCTTGCCGGGTGGCGGCTGGTCCGGTACTTGGCACTATGCAGTCCACGAAGCCCTCCTGCCCATCGCTGGGCTGAAATCCGTAGGGGAGCAGAACGTCTGGTGCGAACACCACTGCGGTGGGTACAAACCGAACAGCGCAGACCGCAACCTGCGCATCCTAGGCGGTGAGCTCAGCCAGGCGGGTAAGTACGCCTATTATTATCAGCAGGAACTATTCTTAGGTAACAAGCGCAACGAGAGCGGCGTCTGGTCCCGCGTCGCCGCCTACTGGCCTAAGCAGGAACCCACCCTGCAGTATGAGGCTATGTGCAACTACGCGGCCGCCCACCCCGATCGCGATACCCGCATGAAACTTTACGGCGAAGCGCACCAGCTTCAGCCCGGCCGGAGGGAGGCGCTTTACTACATCGCCCGCGAGGAAGCATCCGTGGGCAGGTGGGGCGCCGTGTACTACATGCTGAAGGCGGCTATGGTCCAGCCCGATCCGGGCATCTCGATCTGGAACTGCCAGCGCTCGATCTACGACTTCGAGTGCATCGATCTCTACCTAGCGGCCGCCCGCATGACGGGCGACACGGCCGAGGTCGAGAAGATCACAACCTCCTGGCGAAAGCAGTGCCCAGTTAAAATTTCCATCCTTCACGCCACCCGCGGCCGTCCACAAGAGGCGATTAACGCCCGCGTACTCTGGATGAAAAAAGCATCTCACCCACAGAACATAGAGTGGATCTTCTCCTGCGATAACGACGACACCACCGCCGCCGTCCTCAAACCATGGAATCCCGTTATGGGCGATGGCAGTTGCGTAGCCGCTTGGAACAGGGCGGCCGCCGTTGCCCAGGGCGAGATCCTGATACAGGCGTCCGACGATTGGGACCCACCCCTCTACTGGGACACCATTGTGACCGAACGCCTGGGCGATCTCAGTAAGCCTAAAGTCTTGGCGATCTCCGACGGGCACCGCACCGACGAACTCCTTTGTATGGCCATTTTAACAAAAGCTCGGCTAATCCAGCAGAGCTCACTTTTTGCGCAAGAATACGACGCCTGCTCGGGCATCTTTAGCGATAACGAATTTAGCCACCGAGCAATCAAAGACGGCGTCATCGTCCAGGCTAAGGACGTAGTCTTCACCCACAATAATCCCATGTTCACGGGTGCAGTGCAGGACGCGGAATTTAAAAAGCATAACGCAAAGGAAAATTACGTCATAGGCGAAAAGATATTTAAGGAGCGCAACCCGTGATCCACACCCACAACGGCCTGCGTCTTGGGGACAATCTTGTCCAGTTAAACTTCCTGCGCCGACTTAGCTTGGCCAATCCAGAACTAGAGATCACCCACTACTACAATCCGGGGTATTGCAAAGTGGAGGAGCTAGATCCACTCCGCACAGAACGTATTTTACTGCGCCCGATCAGCGAGGCGCCCGCAGAAAGCATTGATTCTTGGCGTAATGCAGGCGGGCACTGGGAACGCCACCCCGATAAATTAAACTTTGCCCAGTTCCACCTCGATTGGTTTGCCGAGCTGGCCAGCAGGATGGGGGTAAAAAATCCGATCACCACCGTGGACGATCTTCTCTTTGATTATCCGGCCCTCACAGAAAACGTGGAAAACTTTGATGCCATCGTTATTAATTCACCACCGTTTTCTGGCCAGTTTCAAAACTTCTCCGCTGAGGGATTTATCGATCTTATCCGAATCCTACAAGTGAAGGGGATGCGCGTACTATCCACCGCCCCTGCGGGGATCTGTGCCTGCTCCCAACCGCACGACGTAAGCTGGATCGGCGCCGCCTCTACCACCGCCCAGCTCATCGTCGGCAGCTCCACCGGCCCCAGTTGGCCCTGCTTTAATGTACACAACCGCCTTGCCACGCACATCATGTGTGCCGACGTGGAGAACGTCGTCCTTACCCCACGCGGCCGGGTTGCCCGCAGTCCGCATCACGCCATTTCCGTGCTCGAGGAACTAGGAATCCTATGAGCTACAAAGGCCAGCT